TCTGGCCGTTAAGAGTACCAAGAACCAGACCCAGCGTCGGATCGAACGAATTGAACACCACGTTGGTGCCGGTGCCGCCCAGTCCGCGGGTATCGATAACAACATCGGCCTGCGCCGCCCCGGACAATGCGAGTAGTGCAGCTGTAGCAAAAAGTAGTTTTCTCATAGTATAACTCCTGATCAGGGAATGGTGCGGAATGCACCGCGCAAGGTCATGTGATGGCCTTGGGCGGTGAACTCTGGTCGAGGGCGGTCGTGTGTCATGCTCGATCCTGCGAAGGCACCACTAGAGCCGGGTGGGCCGTGCCTGGATTCGCATCGTGCCACGCTCGATAGGTTGGCAGGAGCAATTCCCGCAGATAGTTGGTCGTCGGGTACGCGCCCCGCTCAATGCGGGCTGTGGTGTCAACGATCAGGAACAGCGCGTAGGCTTGCTCCTTGGTGAGCGTCACATCGCCGCGCTCAACTTGGGCAAGACCGAGGATAGCGCAGGCTTTCTCGTATTCTACCCGCTTTACATGCAACTCATAAGCGTCGTTGATATATGAACTGGGTGTTCTGAGAACTCCGGTAAACACCCACAGTGCCGCTTCCAGTTGTTCGATGCGGTCGTTGGCGCGACGGATCATGCCAACCATCTGGCGCACTTCACTGGCGACGACGATGAAGCGGTCGTTCTTCGATCCTTCGTAGAGCAGGTCCAGTTCGTCTTTGGTGAGGTCGATCATTTGTCCTGCTCCGGTGCGAGGGCGGCGCGGGCGATTTTCCACGCGATGTGCGCATTACTTTCGCGAACTGCGGGCGACTTGCCTTCATTTTTGACGTAGCCAAGCGCGTCCTCAACGTCCCGCAGCGCCGCTTCCAGTTGTTCGATGCGGGCTTGTGCCCGTTTCAGGTCATCATAAACGAGATCCAGTTCAGTCGGCAGGTCCTCGTCATCATGCTTCCGTAAATCCCGGAGATGATCCAACTTTTGTTCCCGAGTAGTCATCGCGACCACTCTGCGATAAGCAGGGCATAGATTGCGGTGAGCATTGCGACCGTAAATGTGCCGGCGAGAATGGCGGTGATGTCATACATGGTCGGTCCTCTCGATCGGGTCGCGGTCTGTTATCCAACCATATTGACGCTGCGAACCTGACAGCCCTCGCGTTCTGCTAGCTTGCTAGCTTGTGCGCGATTGTTGGCATCTATTTCCCATGTTTCGCGCGCACCTTCGGGAGTGAGAACGGCGACATCAAAGCGGTGCTTTTTGCTAGCGTCGTGAATGTAAAGATCGATCATGGCCTTAGTTCCCCTTGGTCGGTGGTGGTCATGTGATGCGGCCCCGTTTCAATGACCAAAACCCTAGTTCAAATTATTTGAAGGTGCAATAACTATTTTTCAAATAATCTGGTTGCCAGCCCAATTTTTTTGATATACGCCTTTTGCCATGAACTCAGTCAGCGAAGTAATTGACGCGCTCGGTGGCAATTCTGCCGTTGCCCGTCTCACCTCGTCCCGCCCCAATGCCGTCAGCAACTGGCGCGCTTCCGGTCGGTTCCCAGCCAATACATATTTGATATTAAAGGACATTCTGGCGCAGCAGGGTCATGCCGCGCCGGATCGTCTTTGGGCTATGCGGGCGGTGCCTGCCCGCCGCAAGCGTTCAGCGTAAATCGTAATACCGCGCGTTCCCAGTCCCCCGACCCGTAGCGCGCGGGAAAGCCCGTGCAGGTACTGGACAAGTCTCTGCACGGGTAACCCCTGGAGTGTTTCACGTGAAACATCTGCTGATCGCCGTCCTGCTGTTCCCGTCGATCGCGTTCGCCGATCCCAGCGATACCGACAAGGTTGCGGCCCTGAAACTGGCCTATCGCATCAACAACAACAGCATGGTCGGCGGCATGATCGACCTGACCGACCCCGGCACGCTGGCAAGGGCAGGACTGCTGCCGGATATCGAGGATAGCGGGCCGGGCGTCTGGCCGCGGCTGGAGCAACCGAAACAGCCGCGCGTGCAGACGGCAGCGGCCGACATCTGCACCAGGCACGGGCTCAAGAAAACGATCAGAGGAAAATCATGGCGTTGTCGCTAACATTAGGAAAAGCACGATGAACGACGAAACACAGCCGGCCAACGGCGACAGTCTTTACACTTTTGCCGCGATCGCGGAGCAATTGGGCGCATCCCTGATCAAAGGTGCCGAGGACAATCTCCACGAAGCCCAGGCACTGCTCGAGAGCGTGCGGATACTGGTCGAGGAGATACAGAAGCACGTCGATGACCACGTTCGGATGCTCGATGACGCCGCTGCCCGCACCAAACAATACGGGGAGCGAGTGCTGGAAGCACATCGGGAATTCCTGGCTGGCGGCAAGCACGAGAACCCGACGCCATGAGCATCACTATCCGCCAAGGCGATTGCCGCGAGGTTCTGCGCACGATGCCGGATAAGTCAGTGCATTGCTGCGTGACATCGCCGCCTTACTTCGGGCTGCGCGATTATGGAACCAGAACTTGGAAGGGTGGAGATCCGGCGTGCGACCATAAAGGCGACGAGAGGTATTACACAGAAAAAACGGCTGCGGTTTCTTCGTCGGGCGCGTTCTCGCAACCGGGAGAAGCTAATAAAGAGCGGTTGAAAAACGGACGGTGGCGTGAGGGCGGAACGTGTCGGTGCGGCGCAGTACATCATGACCCCCAAATCGGGCTAGAGGCAACGCCTGACGCTTTCGTGGCTGAAATGGTGGCTGTGTTTCGGGAGGTGCGCCGCGTGCTGCGGGATGACGGCACGCTGTGGCTCAATTTGGGGGATAGCTATGCCCGCAACGGCGGCACTGATCGGAAGGTTTCCGATACCGCGCTTGTCGGTAGTACACGAAACACGCTGAACCAAATAACAGACCGGAAGCAAACCGCGCCTAATGGATTAAAGGAAAAAGACCTAATCGGCATCCCGTGGCGCGTGGCCTTCGCGCTCCAGGCTGACGGCTGGTATCTGCGCCAGGACATCATCTGGTCGAAGCCGAACCCGATGCCGGAGAGCGTAACCGACCGCTGCACCAAGGCGCACGAATACATTTTTCTGATGAGCAAGAGTGCGCGTTATTACTACGACGCAGGCGCCATCAGGGAAGCCGCCAACTACCCGGAAGGGCCGGGCAATACCGGTCTGGGGAAGTACGAGGCCGATGGCAACGCACAATTCCACCGGACTAAAAGCAACTTATCAAAGATCGGTGCGAGTGACACACGCAACAAAAGATCTGTTTGGGAGGTAACAACTAACGGATTTCAAGAGGCACACTTCGCGACGTTCCCGCCAGCACTAATCGATCCGTGCATTCTCGCCGGCTGTCCTAAAGGCGGCACCGTGCTTGATCCATTCGGCGGCGCTGGCACAACGGGGCTTGTTGCCGACCGTCTTGGCCGCGATGCCTTCTTGATCGAACTCAATCCCGAATACGCCGCCATGGCTGAGAGCCGCATCCGTGACGATGCGGGCATGTTTGCGGAGGTGCAAGCGTGATGCCGCCGCGCGGTCCCTGGCACACTGCCGGCCTCAACGAGCGGATGCGCGAACTGTACGAGCGCGGCGGTATGGCCTCGCTGTCGATGAGCGCGATCGCGGGCAAGCTCAACCGCGAATTCAAGCTGGAACTCACCCGCAACGCAGTGATCGGCCGCTGCCACCGGCTCGGGCTGGTGGGCCGGCCATCGCCGATCAGGATCAAGGAGGTACCGATGCCCAAGCCCGTCCGCGTCAGGGTCCGGCGCGTGGCCGATGTGCCGATCGCGCCGGTCGAGCCGCCGGCACCACTAACCCCGGTGACGATCTACCATCTGCGTCCCGGCGTCTGCAGCTGGCCGCTGGGGAAGATCGAGGACCAGCCGCCATACTTCTACTGCGGGCTGCCGACCGAGAACGAGCGGTCATGGTGCCCGCATCACTGGGCCAAGGGGCGCGTCACGGTGAGGGCGTTAATATGACGGACCTGTTCGACTATGCCAAAGCCCGGGATCTCTCCGGTATACCGCCAGCTGTGGTTTACCTGTTTGAGAAGCTGTCCCTTGAGCTCGCCGGTCGGGGCTTTGAAAAGTATTCCGCGCGAGCCGTTCTGCATCGCATCCGTTGGCACTATCACGTCGACCAAGGCGACAAGGATTTCAAGTGCAATAACAACTGGACGCCGAAGATGGCGCGATGGTTCATGGACACGCATCCCGAACTGGGAGAGTTTTTCGAAACCCGTGCATCGCCGGCGCGTCACGACATGACGGATTATTCTGGACCCTACGAAAAACACGCGGGGGCCGCATGAAAAAACAGACAGCCACCAATGCAAGCCCAATGATACACGACCACGGCGCCGCCTTTGAGTATTTGGAAAACCTGCGCCGGCTATATGGCAGAACGCGCTCGGAACGGGTTGCTCACGCGCGCACCAAGGGCACGCATACCAAGGACGAGTGGAAGACCCTCCACGACATCTTTGGTCACTGCGTTGCCTGCGGAATTCCATATTCGGAATTGAACGGCGGGAAGGCCAGCAAGGATCATATTCATCCGGTTTTTTGCGGCGGCTGCGATTGCATCGCTAACCTTCAGCCGGTCTGCCGCCAGTGTAATAGTACTGGCAGGCTAGCGGATATGCGCGAGAACGCACTACCGGGATGGCAGACCATCTACCTACACCGAATTGGAACTTATTTCTGATGAGCCTTCCCTTTATCGCCTTCTACATGGGCGACTATCAGCGGGATACGCTGCAATTGCCGCTGGAGGGCCACGGCGCCTATTTCCTGCTGCTACAGTATTGCTGGACCAACGGCCGCATCCCGCCAGAGGACGCTGCCAGGGCCGCGATCTGCAAGGTTCCGGTGAGCCGGTGGCGGAAGCAACTGGCGCCGCTGGTGGCCGGCTACTTTGACGAGAACGGCGAGAACAAGCGGGCCAACACCGAGATCGCCAAGGCGGAAAAGCTGCGGATCAGGCAAGCCATGGCCGGCCATCATGGGGGCTTGGAGAGTGCCAGACGCAAGGCGGAAAAGAAGGAGAATATTCAAGCCACGGCTAAGCCACGGCTAAGCCACGGTCAACCCGTGGTCAACCCACGGTACAGCCATGGTGAAGCAATTAAGAAAGAAGAAGATATAACTACTACCTTCTCTGAAGCTGCGCGCGAGGTTCCACCTGTGGAAAACCCCGAAAACCCCCAAAAACCCCCGCCTGAACCCGTGGAAACGCCGGCTGGCTCTCCAGCGAAGGGGAGAAATCTGGCTGCATCTCCCGAACTTCTGGCAACTTTAGCGAGGAAATACCGATGACCGAAAAGCTGCAGAAAGTTTCCGTAATTCCGCCGGAAGAACCGGCGGGATCAGCGCCGTCGGTGACGCCGCTGGACATGCTCAACCGGGCGGTGATGTCCGGCGCCGACATGGCCATGATCGAAAAGCTGATGGCGCTGCACGAACGCTGGGATGCCAACCAGGCACGCAAGGCGTTTGACGAGGCGGTCGCCGCGGCCAAGCGTGAGATCCCGCCGATCCAGCGCAACGTCGCCGGCCACAACGCCAAACGCTATGCGGACTTTGCGGCGATCGCAAAGGTTGTCGATCCGATCATCGGCGCGCATGGCCTGAGCTACCGGTTCCGCACCACGCAGAACGATCGGATATCGGTGACCTGCATTCTCAGCCACAAGGCCGGCCACAGCGAAGAAACCACGCTGTCCGGACCTGCCGACACCAGCGGCAACAAAAACGCCATCCAGGCGATCGGCTCGACGCTGACCTACCTGCAACGCTACTCGCTGGTGCAGATGCTGGGACTGGCCGCTGGCAATGACGATGACGGCAAGGCGGCCGGCGACGGTGAGGCCATCACCCAGGAGCAACTCGACAAGCTCGTCGACCTGGCCGACGAGGTGGGCGCCGATAAGCGGCTGTTCTGCGAATATTTAAAAGTCGAGAGCATGGCCGACATTCAGGCGAAGGACTACGATCGCGCAGTGGCTGCGCTCAACAAAAAGCGGGCGAAATGAGCGATAGCGACCTCGATGAAATCCACAAACAGATCGAAGCAGTACGCGCACGCCGGCCGAATGGCTATGCAACACGGTGCGAGCTTTGCCGGTTCTGGGAAACTGAAGGTTTTGACGATCGGGTGCCTCAAGAGGATCAGGAAGGCGAATGCCACCGCTACGCGCCGGTGATATCGCATAGGCACACAGGTCTGGCGCTTGGCCTGATTGCGCTCGCCGTCGAGAAATTAGCCAACATCGAGAACGACAAATACTTCGATTACGAGTTTGACAGTCAGGGATCACCGTTCCACGGCTGGCAAGGCACATACGCGCATGATTGGTGCGGCGAATTCAAGGAGCGATCATGAACGATATCATCCAGGGCAGCGACGAGTGGAAAGCACTTCGCCTTGGCAAGGTCACCGCATCCCGCGTCGCCGACGTGGTGGCGCGAACCAAGAGCGGCTACGGCGCCAGCCGCGCCAACTATGCCGCGCAGATCATCGCCGAGAGGCTGACGGGTGCGCCGATCGAAAGTTCGTTCACAACACCGGCGATGCAGCACGGCGTCGACACCGAGCCGGAAGCGCGCAATGCCTACCAGTTCTATCACGGCGTCACCGTCGAGCAGGTGGCGTTCGTTGAGCATCCGACGATCGGTGATGTCGGCTGTTCTCCCGACGGACTGGTCGGCGACGACGGGCTGGTCGAGATCAAATGCCCGAACACCGCGACCCATCTGGAAACGCTGCTCGGCCAGGACGTGCCAGGCAAATACCAAACCCAGATCCAGTTTCAGATGGCGTGCACCGGCCGGCAATGGTGCGATTTCATCTCGTATGATCCACGGATGCCGGAACACATGCGGCTGTTCGTCAGGCGCGTGTACCGGGAAGATGCGAGGATTGCCGAACTGGAAACCGAGGTGATCGCGTTCCTGAAGGAAATCAAAAGCCGGATCGAGCAACTGGAAACCATCTACGGCGAGAAGGCGGCAGCCGCATGAAACGAAGGTTTAAAGGAATAGCGCCCAGAGGCTACGAAACAATAAAAGCAGCCGATAAATCCAATGCGCCAAACATCGCTTTCAAAATAAAAAAGTATGGTGGCGGAAGCGACATGCCGATGTTCAACGGCAGCGGAACATCCCGAAAAAACAAGAAACGACCGATCACGCTGCCTAACCTGGGAAAGTTCAGTGACTGACGCCGAACGCAGAACCTGGTCCGAACTACCAGCGGTGACGCAAGCCGCGCTGTGCTGCAAGGAACCGGTGTTCTGGGCATTCTTGCGGGAAAGCGGGTTCACCACCCGGCAGATCGAAAACGAGGAGCAGGCGGCCGAGGTGGTTCGCTCGGTCTGCGAGATCACGTCCCGCCGCGAACTGGCCGAGCCGTCCATAGCGCAGGCCATCTGGCGCGACATCGACAGCCTGTTTAAGGCGTGGAAAGCACGGGAACGATGACCGCCCTGCACCGCAATGTAGGCAAGGGCTTGAGCATCCCGGCTGCAGCCATGGAACTGGGGATGTCGGAATATACGCTGCGGAAAGCTGTTGATCGTGGCGAAGTAAAAACAATTTCATTCGGTGGATTGCGCCGAATTCCACCGTCTGAAATTGAGCGTCTGCGCGCCATGTTTTTCTATAAGCCTGAAGGTTGGCAATGCTGAACGCCTGGTATGTCGTCTTGACCGCCGCACAGCAGGAAGTCTCAACCGTCTGGCGCCTGCACCAACTCGGTCTCGAGATGTTCACCCCGGTGCTGCGCCGCAGGGTCCGCACCGGCCGCATCCACAAGGGCCGCGCCATCACCCGCCTGGTCGTTCGCCCAATGTTCCCGTCCTATGGCTTTGTGCGCGCTGGCGAGGCCGCTGGGGTCGATGCCGTGCTGGGGGTTCGTGGGGTACGGGATCTGCTCAGAAACGCACAGGGCGAGCCCGTAACGCTTCCTGAGGTCGCTGTGATGGCTATCTACCATACCCAGCAATTGGAACTGGAGGAATTCACCGCCTCGCAACGCCGCGGCCGGAAGTTCCACACCAGCCTCAAGCCAGGCCAACAGGTCAGGGTCGATGACGGAGGTGTCTACTCGGGCATGATCGCAGATGTGGATCGCATCGATGCCAGAGGCCGGATCGAAGTCCTGTTCGGCATGATCCGCCACACACTGCCGATCGATATGGTGATGGCGTCATGAACGAGGAAGAAAAAGAAGAATTAAGAGAAACGATAAAAGAGGCAATTGACGATGTATTTGATGGCGTTACCGTGCCAGCAGAATGCTCTGCATGGTTACGGCTCAGTCATAGCTTCGATGGTGCACCGGACGATCCCAACCCACTAACGATAGATATTTACGATGACAACAGCGAGGTCGAAAAGCCATTCTGTTCGGTGACGGTGGCGGATGCTCTTGAAAAAATGTTTGTGTTGCAAAGTGACAGAACCGGACAATTGATCCCGGATGTTTCCGATTACCAAAGTTTTCGTTTGGTCCGAGATGAACTGCGCAGGCTGGCCGATTGTATAGATCGGGCGATGGAGCCGCGAGACGTTGTCCCATAGGACAGGCTTGCATCCCCCGCTTCCCTACGTGTAGGTTCCTGCCGTCCGGTATCACCCAGATGTGGTACCTGCGTGGTCAGGGTTTCCCAGTTCAAGGCTGTGCCAAAGGGCTCTAAGCGCGAACCGGCCACACCAGCACCCATGCTGGACAAACAGCTTCCCACAAGCTGGACTTCAGCTATTGCAAAACAGGAGGACGACCAATGCCGGATCCAGTCCAGCCGCAACAGCCCACCCCACAACAACCACCCACCCAGCCACAGCCTGCACCACAGCAGCCCACCCCACAGCCACAGCCCACCCCACCGGAACAGCCCAAGCAGTAGTCATACATCATGCGATGTGACCCCTTCTACAAATCACACGCATGGGAAGTAGCCAGGCTACAATGCCTGCACGATAGCGGCTGGCTATGCGCACGCTGCAACACGTCCCTGATAGGGCTAGGGCGCAAGGCGCATGTACACCACAGGAAACCATTCAAGAAAGCACCTGCCCTACGTACCGAACCTCTCAATCTGATGGCCCTATGCCAGCCCTGCCATAACGCAGAGGAGCAGGGGCCCAAGGGTTCATGCGGTGTGGATGGTATGCCGATCGATGCATCGCATCCGTGGTATACGGAACGAAAGTTCCGATAACCCATTGATATCATTAAAAAACGGTATCAGGGGGGGAGGTCTGGAACTTTTCTCCCCTGACGGGGGGAGCGGCGCCCAAAATTTTGTAACGCACTAGGAAAAAAAACCAAAATGACGGTGGCCAGGGGTACGGCGCTGCAGCGTCGGTCCAGGGAACAGCTTGAAGGTAAACGCAGGCGCAAGATGCCGTGGGAAAAGCCTGGGCTGTCCCGCGTCGAGCGGGTGATCGCTTTTCTGGAATTTTTACCTATCACCAAAGGCATCAAGATCGGCAGCAACCTGGAACTGCTGCCTGGCCAGCGGCGGTTCATCGAGGCTGTCTATGGGTCGAACGAGGTCCGGCTGGCGGTGCGTTCGGAACCACGTGGCAACGGCAAGACGGGGCTGGTTGCGGGCCTGGCGCTCTGCCATCTGCTCGGTCCCGAAGCTGAGGAGCGCGGCGAGTGTTATTCGGCGGCGGTCAACCGGCATCAGTCGGCGCTGATGCATGACGAGATGTCGGCCATCATCGAGGCGGTGCCGGAATTCGGCGCGGTGACGCGGATCCGCAACGGTGGGCAGCGGCGTTGCATCGAGGTGTCGGCGGGCAAGGGCAAGGGTTCCAAATACGAGGCACTGTCGTCCGATGCACGGCGAGGCCATGGTCTGGCGCCGTCGTGGTGGGCCTATGACGAGATGGCGCAGACGCGGGATCGCAAGCTGTTCGATGCGCTGCGGACCGCGATGGGCAAGCGCAAACGCTGCCTCGGCATCATCCTGTCGACGCAGGCCGAGGATGACGAGCATCCGCTATCGCAACTGATCGATGACGGGTTGAGCGAAAAGGATCCGTCGATCATCATCGACCTCACGACGGTGCCGACAGGGGCTGACGTATTCAGCCACGATGTGATCCGCGCGGCTAACCCGGCACTAGGTGTGTTCCTGGATGCCGAAACCCTGTTCAAGGAAGCCGAGCAGGCGCGGCGTATGCCGTCGGCCGAAAGCGCGTTCCGCAACCTGCGCTGCAACCAGCGCATCGCCGCATCGGCCGACATGCTGTGCACGCCGGCGGTCTGGGCACTCGGCAATGGGCCTGTCAGCGATGAGATATTCACCGATGGCCGGCCGGTGTTCGGCGGGCTCGATCTGTCGGCACGGCTCGACCTGACGGCGCTGGTGCTTTGCGCCGAGGACGACCACCACCGCATCCACCTGAAACCGTTTGCCTGGACGCCGGAAAAAACCCTGCTGACCAGGACGCAGCGCGACGGTGCGCCGTATGACGCCTGGCACCGCGACGGACAACTCAACGCCACGCCGGGGCTGACGATCGACTATGACTATGTGCTGGCCGACATCGTGGCTGCCAGTAGCGGCATGAACCTGGTGCGGATTGCCTATGACAAGTGGAACATCATCCGTTTGATTTCCGACATGGCCCGGCTCGGCATCGTGCTGCCGCTGGAGGGTTTCGTTCAGGGCTACAAATCATATTCGCCGGCCATCCGTGAATTCGAAGTGGCGGCGACGGAAGGTCGGCTGGTTCATGGCGGCCATCCCGTGCTCCGCTGGTGCATCTCCAACACGGTGCTGGTGCATGAGGCGGGCACGCCGCAGCAAAACCGCAAGCCGGAAAAGCGCCGCACCTATGGCCGGATCGATCTGGCGGTATCCACGCTGATGGCGATTGGGGCGATGAAGTGTGGCGAGACGACGCTCGATGTCACCGCGATGATTGCGTGATCACCGAGCGGCATCGGCATATGCTGCTGGTCGCCGATCGGACCAAAGATGTCGACGTGATCGCCGGCGTGGTCGACGCGGTGATGGCCGAGGGCGTCACCGCGATCGAGGTTGAGACTGCATTCCGCGATGGCGCCGCGCAGTCCTATCTTATCGTGGATGGTGATGATGTCTCGGTTGTACTGGGAATGCAGGAAATGCTCGCCGCGACCGGCGAAGCCAACATGACGCCGGACCAGAACCGGCAGGCGTTAACGGCTCTTTCTAAGGAATAATCAGATGCGATATGCCGTGAAATCGGCGCCGCCTCCGGGTGGTGCGCCGAATACGTTCGTTATGTCCGACGCCAGCGTCGACCGGATGGGCGACGTGATCGAGCCGAAGGGCTGGATGCTCGACCATTTCAAGAGCCACCCGATCGCGCTGTTCAACCACGATACCGACCAGGTAATCGGCAAATGGGCCAATGTGCGCGTCGAGGGCGGGCAGTTGCGCGGCGAACTGGAACTGGCCGAGGCCGGCACGTCGCCGCTGGTCGACACGGTGCGCGCACTGGTGCGTCAAAACATTCTGCGCGCGGTGTCGGTGGGCTTCCGCCCGATCGAGAAGCAACCACTGAACGATGAAGCCGACAAATACTACGGCCCGTTTCGTTTCACCAAACAGGATCTCTTGGAAACTAGTTTAGTCTCGGTTCCAGCTAACCCTAATGCTCTATCCACCGTCAAATCGCTCAACCTTCCGGGCGACATCGTGGCCGAGGTTTTCTGCAAGCCTGCAGATGAAAACCGCAGCCGCACCACTGGCAAGTCTGCCAAATACCTCGCGCCACAGGGCACGAAAATGAAACCTCTCTCAGAGCGCATCGAGCATGCGCAAATCGAATACAATGCCAATCAAGACCGTCTACAGGAACTCGCCGAGATGGATACGCTCGATGAAACCGCGCAGGCGGAAATCGAGGAGCGGACGCTTAACCGCGACACCATCTCCAAGCAGATCGACACCTTGAAGAAACTCGAAACCGGCCTCGCATCGCAGCGCGCCAGTTCCGAACAACGCATGCAGGCGCCGGCGATCATCCGCACGCCGCACGCATTGCGCAAACTCGATCCGCGCGACCACATCTATCGCGCCATGACCACGCACTTCATTGCCAAGATGCAGCAGAAAACCATCGAGGAAGTGCTGCGCGAACGCTATCCGGGTGACGAGGGTACTGGCGCGGTGCTGAAAACCGCCGTTGGTCCTGCTCTCACCACTCAGGCGACCTGGGCGGCTGAACTGGTTGGGACCGCAATAGCGGACTTCCTCAACCAGCTTCCGATCACCACGATCTATCCGCGTCTGTCGTCCAAGGGGATCAAGTTTACCTTTGGCCGGAACGGGACGATCCGGATACCTGGACGTTCGGCCACGCCGACCATCAACGGCTCATTCGTTGGTGAAGGCCAGCCAATCCCGGTGCGCAAGCTCGGGCTGACGGCTATCCCGCTGACGCCGAAGAAAATGGCGGTCATCTCTGAATTCACTAGAGAGATGGCACTCCATTCCACGCCGGCGATCGAGGGCGTGATCCGCCAGGCCATCAACGACGACACCGCGGTGGCGATCGACACCGTGCTGATCGACGCCGTGGCGGCCGATACCATCCGACCGGCCGGGCTGCGTAATGGCGTATCCGGTCTGACGCCTTCAGTGGCTACCGCGGCGTTCGACAAGATGATTGCCGACATCAAGGCACTCATTGCGCCGATCGTTGCCGCCCGTGGCGGCCGCGACCTGGTGCTGCTCATGAACACCGCGCAATCGCTGTCGCTGTCCTGGGTCGTTACCCCGAACGGTGAGTTCGTGTTTGCCGACGTTCAGGACGGCACGCTGCGTAACTTGACGGTCATCACCTCGACCACCGTGCCCGCAGGCATGCTGATCATGCTGGACGCTTCCGAGTTTGCCAGCGTGACCGGTGACGCTCCCGAGTTCGATGTCTCCGACGTGGCAACCATCCACGAGGAAGACACCACGCCGCTGCCGATCGCGACGGGTGCGCAAGGCTCTGGCGTTCTCGCCACGCCGACACGAAGCCTTTGGCAGACAGCCTCGATTGGAATTCGCATGATGGTAGACATGAATTGGACCATGAGGCGAACTTCGATGGTTAGCTGGATGACGGGCGTAACGTGGTAGTAGGACAAGATAAGTAGAACTGGACTATCGGCGGGGAGCATTTTGTTTCCCGCCAGTTTTTTAACCGATGGAGCCATGACATGGCAGACAAACAACCCGATCTACCGACGCCGCCGAAGGGCGCCAGGATCCCGCCCGAGGCAGTAGCCGCCGCTTATGCACCGCGGGCCGCCGGCGAGGACGACGCCAGTGCCGAGGCTAACGCCAAGGTCGCCGCCGATATCGCAGCCAATGCATCGCGGCCGATCCCTTCCGAGCAACTGGTGACACAGCCTACCGGGATGGAAGGCACCAGGGCGATGTGGGTCATCGTCGGGCCGTATCGTCATACCGTGCTGACGATGCCTGACGCGGAGGCCGAGGACGCCAAGGATAGTCACTGGGCGGTGAACATGAGTGACATGCCGTCGTCGTTCGACGCCGAAAACAACCCGCTTGTCGATCATGACCATGAATTGACCGACGAGGATCGCGCCTATGCGATAGAAGCGGCCAATGCCTGGGCGCAGGCACAGTACGATCCCGAAGAACCGGACCTGCCGGCACCGGAAAACGAAACCGCGGAAGCGCGGACCGAGCGGGAGAAGAGCAACGCCGAGCGGCAGAAGCGCAACGCCGACCGCCAGGCGAGAAGCAAGCCGCAACGGAACGAAACCGACGAGCAGCGGCAGGCGCGCGAAAAGCGCAATGCCGACCACAACGAGAAGCAGATGCAGGCGGGCCAGGGCGGCGAGTACGTCACCCGCGCGCCGGGCCGGCTCGGACGATCGCCGGTTCAGCCCAAGACATGAACCTGCTGACGCGCATCACGGACGCATTCCGCACCAAGGCTGCGGAGGGCGCCTACCGCGACGGTCCCTGGCTGACCATGGACGGCTGGCTGCCGTCCAGCGTCGGCAAATACATGAATTTCTGGCAGATGGGTTACGACCCGTCGGGCGGCGCCACCTCGGCAATGGTGGAAGCCTGCGTATCGGCCTACGCGCAGACGATCGCGATGTGCCCGGGCAGTCACTGGCGCGAGCAGGGCAATGGCGGGCGCGAGCGCATCACCACCTCGGCGCTGTCGCGGATCCTGCGAAGCCCGAACGACTATCAGACCATTTCCGACTTCCTGCTCAACGCGGTGCGCTCGCTCTACCTCGACGGCAATGCCTACGCGCTGGCGCTGCGCAACGACCGCTTTGAGATATCGTCGCTGCACCTGATGCATCCGCGGCAATGCCAGCCACAGGTGATCGGCGGCGAGATCTACTACAAGCTCGGCGGCAACGACGTGATTGACGGCCGCATCGAGGCGCTCGAGCTCGACGAACTAAGCTATGTGCCGGCGCGCGACGTGCTGCACATCCGCCTGCATACGCCGCGTCATGTCCTGATCGGCGACACACCGCTGACCGCGGCGGCGCTGGCGGTGGGTGCCGGCAACGCCATGATGGCGCAGTCGATCGCGTTCTATGGCAACCAGAGCCGGCCATCCGGTGTCCTGCAGACCGACATGGTGCTGACGCCGGAACAGGTCAACCAGCTGCGCGGCCGCTGGGACGAGCAGGCCAAGGGGCTTGCGGCCGGCGGCACTCCGATCCTGACATCGGGGCTCAAGTTCCAACCGATCAGCGTTTCACAGGCCGATGCCCAATTCGCCGAGGCGCAGAAAATGAGCGACCAGCAGATTGCCGCTGTGTTCCGGGTTCCCCTGGCCATCATCGGATCGGAAGCACAGCCGATGGGGTCGACCGAGGCGCTGATGAATTTCTGGATCGGCGGAGGGCTCGGATTTGCCCTGAACCAGGTTGAGCTCGCGATCGACCGGCTGTTCGGGCTGTCCAAGGCAGTCGGCGAATACTCGGAACTCGATAGTTCGATCCTGCTGCGTTCGGCGTTCAAGGACCGCATCGACGGCCTGGCGCGGGCGGTGCAGGGCGGCATCTTCTCGCCGAATGAAGCTAGGGCACATGAAAGCCTGCCGGCGGCAAAAGACGGCAACGAACCCCGGGTACAGCAGCAGGTGGTCCCGCTGTCGGCATGGGACCAGGCGCTGACCAAGCCGACACCGGCACCGGCTTTGCCACCGCCCGACGCCGAGGATCCCGGGGACGACAAGCCCGACCCGGAAGAAGCGAAGGCATACGCGCGGTTCCTGTTACAGCGGACCATGGATAGCCATGCAGCTTGATCATAGCTCGATTATAGCCGCCGTCGGCGAGGTGCTGGCGACAGAACGCAACGCGCGGATTGCCCTGGAAACCAGGGTCGCGGAACTGATTGACGAGTACGGCAACCTGGTGCGCCTGCCGGGGCCTGCCGGGGAGCCCGGCGAGCGGGGCCAGAACGGCGAGCGCGGGCCGGTGGGCGATCCTGGGCCGCGCGGGCTGGCGGGTGACATCGGGCCAGCCGGACCGCCTGGAGAGGCTGGCGCGCAGGGTGAGCGCGGTCTGGACGGCTATCCCGGCGAGGCTCGGGGCCTATGGGACGCCAAGGCCGAATACCGGGCCATGGACGTGGTCACACACAACGGCAGCGAATGGCGGGCGGTGAAGGACGATCCCGGCGAACTGCCGGGGCCGGGCTGGATGTTAGGGGCCAAGGGGGTCCGCGGCCGGCCTGGCGAGAAAGGCCCGCCGGGCGAGAAGGGCGCAAAGGGCGAGCGCGGCGCCGACGGGGTCGGGATCGAGGAAATGACCATTTCGGATAGCACGCTGATGGTATTGCGTTCGGACGGCTCGGTGTTGTCCTGCGACCTGATGCCGGTGATCGAACGCTATTACCGCCAGGTGATGGCATGAGCGCGATCGCATCCACCGGGCTCGACCGCACCGCTCTGCCGACAGCGTTGTTGCCGATCGTCAAGAGCCACCTTCGCGTCGACGGAACCTACGACGATGCCTACATCACTGACGCCATCAAGCGGGCCATCAACTGGTTCGAGCGGGTGACGAACGTCTCGGTCAATCCGGTGACGTGGACCTGGTCTCCGGACGAAGGTAATTTTTGCGACAGCGTTGCAACGGTTCCGGTGTCGCCGGTGAACGATGTCACGGTCGACGCCGATGGCGATGTGACCGGAAACTACATGGTCGAGACCATGTCGACGCACGGCGTCGGCCTGTATTGCCTGGTCGGGCCATACGCCGCCGGCATGGCAGTCAGCATCCCGTCGGGTTATGCCGATGCCGATGAACTCGACCCCGGCATTACCGATGCCATCCTGCGCTACACCTCGCACCTCTACGAGAACCGCGAGATCCTGGTCGCCGGCACCGAGGCGCAGTCGCCGGGTTGGATGACCGATGTCATCAGCACCTATTGGTTCCCGAGGTGCTGATGCAGACCGTCTACTTTAACCGCGACTACCATTATTCGCTGCATCCGCGCCGCACGGTGCGGTTTCGCGCGGGGGTTACTTACGCTCGGGTGCTTGAAATCGCCGCGCGCGAAATCGAGCGCCAGGGAGCCGGCCGTATCGTTGTGATGCCTTCCGGTGATGCGGCCGGTACTGACATCGTGGACGCAAGACATGCCTTCCGGCCTCGCAAGCGTTAGCGGCGCAGGTGACCTGCGCTACCGGGTGACGTTCGCCGAGCGCGACGCCGTCGAGGACGAGTATGGCAACGTCTCGACCGGCTGGGTTGATCGCTTCGTGGTGTCGGCCAACATCATCGCCAAGCTCGGCGGCGAAGCAGTGGATGCGGCCCGGCTCGCCGGGCGCCAGCCGGTCCTGATCCGGGTCCGCAAGTCGCCGGACACCAAATTGATCACCACCGACTGGAAAGCCACTGACGAGGCTGGCCGCGAATACAACATCCGCACTGCGATCGATCCTTTGATCGGCGACAGCAAGCACGGGCTGTGGATCGAGATGATAGCCGAAACCGGGGTGGCGGTATGAGCTATTCCGACCCGGCGCTGGCGATGCAGAAAGCTACGCGGTCACTTATGATGGCCGGCGCTACCGGCGTTGCCACCGGCGGGAGGATCTACGACGGCGTGCCCGGCAGCGCGGTCAAGCCTTACGTTTCGTTCGGGCCGTTCCAGATGCTGCCCGAGCATGGCGACTGCCTCGACGGCGGCGAAGTGTTCATGACGCTCGACGGCTGGGCGGCCGGACCGGACACCGTCCAGGTCAAGCAGCTCGGCGCCGCCATCGCATCAGATCTCGATCGCGCCGAGATCGTCCTCGACGGCCAGCGGCTGATCGAGTTGTCGATCGAGCAGATCCAGTACATGCGCGATCCCGACGGCATCACCGCGCACGCTGTCATCACCGTGCACGCCTGGACCGAACCAGCATGAGAGCAGCAGCACCATGGTAAGTTTCCGCGCCGGCATGATCGCGCGATCGGCGATGGCCGACACCACACCGCCGAATACGATCAGGGCATTGCCTGGCGCATTCCGTCTCGACGGGATGGATGCAAACCTTGTTGCGCCAGCCAGAACCCCGCCGATCCTCCTGGAATGCGGTGTTGGCAGCTTTACCATCACCGGCGAGGACATGACGACGCAGACGGGATACACCATGCCTGCGGGCACTGGCGCGTTCGAACTTGTAGATCCCGGCACCACGCAGATGACGCCGCCTGCGCTGACGCTGTCGCTGGATGGGATCGTGATGGGTAATTCCGGTGGCACATCGCTGGTGCTGCCTCCGCTGGTAACAACGAAACCGAACAACATCATCGTGGTGACGGTCAGGGCCAACAGCGCGCCGGTGACAGGCGTCAGCGGCTCGACACGAGGGGCGTTCGCTCAACGAGGTAGCGGCGGCAGCGTATTCTCGTTCTGGATACAGGCACCATTGGCGTTGGCGGGCGAGACCATCACCATTACCGCTCCCGGTTCGAGTTATCTGTCGGGGCGGGCGTTTGCCGTCAATGGTTCGAAATATTCCGCGCCGTTTGATGTCAATGCGTCGTGTCCGACACTGACGCCATACGGCGCTCCCGCCGACCCTGCGAACATCACCGTGACATCGCCCAATACGCTGGTGTACGCGTGCTGGAACATGGGTGGAGAAAGCGATCCAGCTGCGGGCGCTGGTTACACGCGCATTCCTACAGCTTCCAACAGCGACTACACGCTGCACGAATACCGGATATTCACCGGCAGCAGTGGCGCGAAGTCTGTCACCATTGGTTCGCCCGGCACCAGCGGCAGTAATCAGGGTTTCCTCGACGCCATTGTAGCGGGGCCATAGCAATGGGATTTCTTCGCAAAACAAAACTGTCCGATCCGATTGCGGTGCCGTTCTCGAAGCGCAGTGTAGTCAACCTGTCCTACATCAACGACGTGGCACACTATCCGTTTATCAACCACGTGCTGGAGAGCGACAATTTTGCTTCTCCGTCTGGCGCGGCGTTTGTAGGTGTCAATCCGTCGTGGCCTGAGATGCTCGATCAGGTGACGGGTTATCCCAACCACGCCAATGCGTCCGGGCATGAGTGGGGCGGCGGATTAAAGTTTCCTGACAGCAGCAAGTTCGACGGTCCCTATGTCATCACTTGGGACGGCACCGGCACGCTGTATATGTCGGCGGCGACGTGGACCGAGAGCAACAACACCGGCACCACCTACACCAAAATTTCCAACGGCAGATGGAGCAACGTCGCGGGTCAGTCGGCGCGCATCATAGCAACCTTGTCGAGTTGGTTGGGCGCGCCAAACATTTTTGGTTTTCAATTCGCTGCAACCGGCGGACCAGATGGCTTCGTGCGAAACTTCAGGGTTTACCGGCTGGAGGACGAAAGCGATCTGTTGGCGGGCCGGGTGTTTCGCCGGGCGTACCTGCAACAGATTGCCGATCATGACCCGTCTGCGCTGCGGGTGATGAACTGGTCAGGCGGTAATGACGCTCAAGGCATGCGGTTTGAAAACAGGTGCCTTCCGAATTATGCCAGTTATGGCAACAACGTCAATTTCATACAGTCACCGCTGTACGGCACCACGACAGGCGTCAACCAGTATGTGCTGCCGTCGATCAATACAGGTGTGCGCCAGACCCCGGCATCGGTAACCCATGGCGAGACTGTCATATGTCGAATGGGCAGCAGTGCGGTTGGCGTGGATGGGCCTCGACCGATGACCTCGGTTACATCAGCGGCGACGCCTCGCGTGGTGACGTCAGTTCCGCACGGGTTCACAAACGCGCAAGTAATCATGCACCGGGTCGCGGTAGGCAATGGCGTGCCGAAACTGGATTTCTTCCCCGCCACGATTAACGTCATCAATACGACGACCTACGATATCACTAATCTGAACCTTACCGGGCAGGCTGCTTTTGTCGCAGGGCAGGGATGCGACTGCTACGTCTACGTGTCGCTCAATGTCGGATTGCGCGGCGACTATCCGATTGTGTGGTCAACCGGCAATGTCGGCGCGGGGATTTTTGGCAACGGTTATGTCAATCAAAACGATCTCCAGACGTTCTACTTCGACAAGACCATTATCGGCAAATCAGATGGTGCGGGTAATTACGTCAATGGCGCGTGGATATTCGCCGGTTCCGGGGCTGCGTATGGGCACTGGGATGGTGTGCCGCTGGAAATCCTGACCAAGCTGATTATAGAACTCAATCAGACAGGACCGAAGAACCCGATCAGTTTATGGATCTGTTACCCGCACCGGATGATGCTCTCTATCGATCCCGACTACAGCGCGGCGTCGAATTGGGCTGTAAAGGCCACGGACGTAATCCTCAACGGCAGCACGGTTGGTGGCGTGACGTGGCCGGGGCTGTTGACGGGCGCGACCGGCGCGATGCTCTACATCGAGTATTGCAACGAGATATGGAACACGGCTCCGACATTTAACCAGAGCCACTGGCATTCATGGTATTCGCGAACCCGGTGGGGCACATCCTACATCAGCAAGCGAGACGCACATGCACTGCGCTCGACTGCGATGGCGCGTGACATCAAGGCGGCTTTCCCCTCCGAGGCGCGGATCAAGATCGTGTTTGGCATGCATGCCGCGTCGGGCATGACTGCAGGAGACATCTCCGGAAATCACGGGGCGTGGAACGGCTCCTCGACGCCGGGGACTGTTGGATACAATTACAACACCGACAGCGTAGTGGTGGCGGGTTCGTGGGGGCCGCCGAAGAATTGGCACGACGCCGTAGCACCCGCGCCGTATTTCGAGGCGGGTCCAACTTACTACGCTGGATCGGGAGCGGGCACGCTGACCGACGACAGTCATATGTATGCTGGAACAGGGCCATATGCTGGCGCGCCCAACCAGACGCAGGCGCTGACCAACTTCGTCAACGCGATGGCGACAGCCACGGATGGGCTATCGCTAACTGACCATCTGGCGCGGCATACCCAGTTCACTGCTCAAATGGGTGCCGGACAGTATGTCGTGCAGTATGAGGGGGCGGGAAACTGGTCTACTACACCGGGCACCAATCTTTACGGACACTCCCTAACCGCTGCCGATGAACAATTAATGATTGCGGCCTATCGCTGCGCGCAGATGGGGACGACGCTGGTTAATTATTTCAACACGATCTGTGCCATGCCCAAAACGGCGATGCCGTCGATTTTTCTTTCGGTCAATGTCGGGTATCGGTGGTCGTTCGGTGCGCCGGACAGTTACGGGCTTACCTCGACCGAGGGCGGTGTTCTGACAACCTGCCCCGCGTGGGTGGCGGTGAACGCGCGCAACAATTCTGTAGCATAGGGGAGAAATTATATGTCGGTCCAGCCGTTCAACAAGTTCAATTCGTTACTCGAACACCTTGCCGAGAAGGTACACAACCTCGGCGCGGATACCCTCAAGGTTTATCTCACCAACACCGCGCCGAACGCATCAACGATGGCCGTCAAGGCCGATCTGTCGGAGACGCTGACCACGACCGGCGGCTATACGGCAGGCGGCCAGGTCGCATCGATTACAAGCTCGGCACAGACCGGCGGCGTCTACAAGCTGGTGCTGGGCGACGTGTCGTGGACGGCGAGTGGCGGCGGGTTCGGGCCGTTTCGCTATGCCGTGCTCTACAACGACACCCCGACGTCGCCCGCCGATCCGCTGATTGGCTGGTGGGACAACGGCGCGTCGGTGACGCTGGTGAGCGGGGAAGCATTCACGGTTGATTACGATCCTGCAGCGGGCGTGCTGACGCTCACCGGGCCGTAGCCGCCAATTCAAATCAAGACCGCAACCGACCCGCCTTCGCCAGGCGGGTTTTTTCATGGAGAAACGACAATGACCCAAGCCACTACCTATCCGTTCAGCAAATTCCTGGTGAAGATCGGCGACGGCGCATCGCCGGAAGTATTCACAGATCCGTGCGGTCTGACCTCGAAAGGGTTCACGCGGACTGCCAACCTCAACGATACCAATGTGCCTGACTGCGACGATCCCGACGCACCGTCGTGGCTCGGCCGCGATGTCGTGTCCTATCAGGGCGCGATTGCCGGTGAGGGTGTGGTCGCGCAAGAGTCGTTCGAGACCTGGGAAGACTGGTGGAACGCCGGCGAAACCCGCAACGTTCGCATCGAGCTGGGCAACCCTGTTGAATACGCATGGATCATGCCGGCGAAATTGCAGGAATTCAACATCAACGCCGAGCGCGGCAACAAGGTGCAGATGTCGGTAGCCATCGTTTCAGATGGGGCCGTTGTGCCGGAGGTGATCCCGTAATGTCGAGCGAGGACGGCTCGGTCACGCTCGAATTCGGTGGTGAGGAACACACGTTCCGCATCGCGTTCGGGCAATGGCGCGAACTTCAGGAGAGCATCAACAAGCACCGGCTCGAAATCGGCGAGCCGACGCTCGGGCCGATGGGGCTGTTGCGTGCGCTGATGGATGGCAACGCATGGCCGCACGACGTGCGCGAGGTGATCCGGCTCGGCCTGATCGGCGGCGGGCTGAAAGGCGATCGTGCGCTGGTGCTGGTCAAGCGCCACGTCGAGGGGCGGGCCTATTTCAACAGCATGCCGACCGCGCGCACCGTGTTGCAGTTCGCCATGTTCGGGCCGCCCGACGATCCGGTGGGAAAAGAACCGACGCCGGCGACACCGGACGAGCCGGCGAGTTCGGACCCATCCGGTGTTCTGAGTTCTACGGGATCGGTGCTGCAATAGGGATGGCGCCGGACCAGGTTGACCGCTGTTCGTTCTGGCAATTTGCCGCTGCGGTCGACGGCTGGAACAGGGTGCACGGCGGCGAGCCGAAACCTGCGGCACCGAGCGACGCCGAATTTGACGCGATGGTCGAGGCATCCGCCGAGGCCGAGGCGCACAAGGGAATGAATGGCACCAAACAAAAGCGTGGCGGCATTTCGCAAACTAACAGTTGATCTGCAGCGCGACATCTTTATCGACGCGGTTGCCGAACTCAACGCACAAGCCGCGGCGCTGGTCGGGGTGATGGCATCCGCGGTCAAGCATGGGCCGACCGGCGAGCTCGCCAGATCGATCCGCATCGAGCCAGGCAAGAAGCAGACCGTCGTGGTGGTCAGGGCGGGTGGCGCTGCCACGACGCGGCAGGGCGGCAGCGGCAAGCCTTACGACTATGCGCGCGCGGTCGAATTCGGCACCGAGCACGTCGCCGCGCAACCGTTTTTCTTTCCCTCCTACCGCCTGATGAAAAAGAAAATGCGATCCGCGATGAAGCGCAAGATCACCAAGCGCATCAAGCAATATTCAGCAGAGTAACCCATGGCAGACACCGCAGCGTTAGTTGTCGCGCTCTCCGCGCAACTGACAAAATTTGAAAAGGACATGCAGAAGGCCGGCATCATGGCCGAGAAGGCTGCCAGCGATGTCGAGGATAAATTCTCGAAAATAAACCCGTCGATTAAAACGTCATTCCTCGGCAATTTCTTTGCCAACATGGTCGACAAGGGTATCAACGCCGCTGTTGACGCGATGAGCAAGCTGATTGACCGGTTTAGCGATCTGCAAAAGACCGCGGAATATGCCGGCACCTCGCTGCAATGGCTGTACGGTGTGCAGGCGGCAGGCGCGAAAGCCGGGGCATCGTTCGAGGATATGAACAAGGCAATTGCCGGTATCCGTGAACAACTCGACACCATGCAGCGCGGTGGCGAGAACAACCTTACCAAGCTGTTCGACGCTAATCCGGAATTTCTGAAGGGCTACAACCGCAATGCAATGACGCTGAACGACACATTGAAAGTCGTCGGCAACATCATCAATAACCTCGACAACCAGGTGCAAAAGGTTCGGGTTGCCGAGGCGCTCAACATGCCAGCCGGTGCGGTCAAGGCATTCCAGGATGGCGGCGACGCATTCGTGAAGATGGCCCAAGCTGCCGCCGCTGCAGCGCCGAACATCGACAACGCGGTCGAGGCAACCAGAAAATTGAAAGACACCTGGTCGGCGTGGATCAAAGACCTCGGCAGCGACTGGGCGGGAAAGGCGGTTGAGGGTTTCAAGAAACTCGCCGCGATTGCGCTGGCAATCACCGAGTGGGAACAGTCGCTCTTTCACGGCGGGCCGTTGCAGGCGGCATCCGAGCGCGAGCTCGCGCGGTGGCAGGAAATCAACCGGATCCTCAACGAGACAAAGAAGTCGGCGACCGCGGGACTGACGCAGGTCGAGGTCACCGGCAAGGGCAAAGCCAAGGATCCGTTCGGCCTCGGCGGTGCCGGCACCGCCACCGAGGCCGACGCGTTCGAGCGAGCCAATGACCAGATCACCAAGCACATCGCGCTGATGAATGCCGACGCCGCGGCGGCCGGCGCAAACGTTCAGCAAAAGGAACGCTTGCGCACCGAGGCGGCGCTGATGGAAGGGATGCGGCGAAAGCTCAATCTCGCCGAGGGCGAGGCCATTACGCTCACGGCAGAACAGACCGCCAGGATTGCGGCACAAGCCGACGCCGCCGGCCGTGCCGCGCAGGCACTCGCCGAGGCAACCTTCAAGGTCCAGCAAATCAACTCGGCAAGCCAGCAATTAGGCTCGGCGATTTCAACCGCGTTTAGCGACGCCATCGTCGAGGGCAAGAAACTGAACGAGGTGCTCGACAGCCTGCTCAAGACGCTGGCAAAGGCGGCGATCAATTCCACGATCATGTCGCTGTTCACGCCGGGTGCCGGCGGCGGGTTGTCGCCATTCTCGAAAATGCTCGGGTTTGCCGGCGGCACCAACTCGGCACCGGGCGGCATGGCACTGGTCGGCGAGCGCGGGCCTGAGCTCGTCAATCTGCCGCGCGGCGCGCAAGTGATACCGAACGACGTGCTGCGTGCGAACATGGCTGGCGGCACTGCGGTGAGCAACCAGTTCTATGTGTCCGGCGATGTCTCGCAGTCGACCATCGATCGGCTGGCGCAGGCGGTGACCGCGGCGAACAAGAAGGCCGACGGCCTAATGAAGATGGTGACGCAAACGCAGCGCCTGCAGGCGACGGGGGTCGGCTGATGGCGGCGATCGTTCAATTCCCGCGCGCGCTGTTGCGCGAACAAAGCCACGCCTGGAACCTGCTCGGGGTCGCTGCCGTGCCGGGGCAAACGGTTGGTGCCGGTGCCATCCTGGTGCGCAGCGATGGCGGCGGTTACTGGTCATGCGTGATGAACGATGTGTCGCTATCGGGCGGGCCTGGCCTGACCGGCCGAGCTCGCCAGCGGCAATCGACCCTGCTTTGGCGCGCGGTGCGGCAATATTGCGAGGGCGGCGTGCGATCGATCGTGGTACCGCGCAATGACGCGCTGTTCCGGCCGTCAACGCCTGGCCTCGCCAGCGGGCATATCAGGCACAGCGACAATACGCTGCACAGCGACGGCACCGGCTACTATCAAAGCAATGCGCAGGTGTCGGCCGGTGCCACCGCGCCACTGCGCGCGACATCGATGGAACTGACGCTAACCTATTGCGGGCCGCTGCTCGGCGGCGAGGCATTCTCGGTCAACCATACCCGGATGGGCTGGCGGCTCTATGAAATCTCGACGGTGCACTATGTCGATAGCGACACCGCCGTCGTGACATTCAACCCGCCATTGCGCCAGGAAGTGCCAGCCGGCACGCAACTGGAATTCGACCGGCCGCGCTGCACGATGCGGCTGGCGCGGCCGAGCTCGATGGACCTCAACGTAATCCCCTGGACGTTCAATCGCGCCTCGGTCGATTTCGTCGAGACATGGAACGTACCGCAATGATCCTCAACGACAACGAAATTGCCGTGCTCGAAAGCAGCATGCACCGCATCGCAATTTTCTGGCGGCTCGAAACCGATCCGGTGATCAGGTTGTGGCTCGGCATCGGCGAGATCAAGCCGGGCGTCAACGTCTATGACGGGCCGGACGAAACCTACCTCGGGTTCGGCGAGGTGCAGGCGGTGCCGCCCTATAACCAACTTATCAACGGCCGCGCGGTGCGGGTGGATTTCACGGTCTCTGGCGTGTCGGGCAAGCTGTTGCAGATGGCATCGAGCGGCGCGCCGGACATGGTCAAGGGCAGGCGCATGTCGGTCGGCATTGGCATCATGGACGCAGAATGGCAGTTGCTCGGGCCGGTGAAATGGTGTGCCAATTACGAGGCCGACTATCTGGCGATTTCGCAAACCGCGGACGAGGGCTCGGGCTCGGTGGTGCGCGCGCTGACGCTGTCGTGCGGCTCGATCATGACCGGCCGGCGGCGGCCGTCGTTTTCCTATTTCACCAACCAGGACCAGCAAGCGCGCGTGCCGGGTGATCGGTTCTGCGAGCGCACGCCGATCTATGCCTCGGGGTTTCAAAAAGCATGGCCGACATTCCCGGCGTGAGCGATTACCTGGCGGGCCTCGTCGGACGGCGCTGGCAACCGGGCGCGTTCGACTGCGCGGTGTTCATGGCCGACTGGGTTTATCTGGTCACCGGCCGGGATCCGATTGCCGATGTGCGCGGGCGCTATTCCACCGAACGGCAATTCCTCAAGATCGTGCGGCACGAAGGCGGGTTCGAGGCGGCATGCGCGCGGCGGCTCGCAGCTTGCGGCTATGTCGAAGCGGCAACGCCTGGCGCCGGCGACATCGTGGCAGTGCTGGCGCCGTTCGCTAAACGCCGCGGCGTGATCCAGCGGCGGCCGACCGGGGCAATTGCGACATCGGGCGACATGCGCGCGGTGGCAACCAGCGATCTCGGCATTGTCATTGCCGGGGACGCCGCGCTGCCGGTGCTCAAGGCCTGGACGCTCGCAAATGGCTGAAGTCGCGGGCGTGCTGATCCTGGAAGCGACGATTGGCGGCGGCATTGCCGGCCTCGGCACCGCGGCAACCTCGACCATTGTCATCGGCTCGGCGTCGATCAGCCTCGCCACGGTGGTCGGAACCGCCGCTATCCTCGGCGCGAGCATCGGGCTGCAATATGCGCTGGCCTCAAAGCCGAACATTCCAAGGCCAGAGGATGGTTCGATCGCGGTCAAGCAATCCATCCCGCCACGCATCAAGGGCTATGGCGTCAACAAGCTTGCTGGTTATTTCATGCTGAACGAAGTTGGCGGGCCAGCACCGGCGACCTCCTACGACGTGCAGGCGCTGCATGCGGGGCAAGTCGACAGTTTCATCGGTTTCTATCTGAGCGACGATCCGGTAACGACGCTCACCGACATCAGTCACGGCGGCAATTCGTTCCTGGCCCCGACCTATGCCGACGGCCGATATGCGCTAGGCATCCAGATCGAAACGCGGATCGGCACGCCAGGACAATCGGCACTCTCGATGTTCGTATCCGACCCGCAGATTAACTCTATCTGGACGCCGGCTCACCGCGGCGAGGGTGTCGCGCATGTCGGCATGAAATGTTCCGGCTCGGCTGACGTCAGCATTCAGACCCAGAACTATCCGCGCAACCTGCCGTCACTGTCATGCGTCGTGAAGTGTTCGCTGTGCTGGGATCCGCGCGACAGTACGCAATCGCGTTTCAACCGCGCGAGTTGGAAATACACCGACAACCCGGTGATCGAACTGATCGACTATTTGACCAACCCTGACGGCGGCATGGGGCTGGATCTCGACATCATCCTGCCGCCGACCAGCCTGGCCGAGTGGATGGTCGAGGCCAATCTGTGCGACGAGTTGGTCGAGGTGGCAGGCGGCGGTATGGAAAAACGCTATGCCTCGCACGGCTGGTTCCGTTTCGACAACATGCCCGAGGACGTGATCGGCGGCATTCTGTCGACGTGCGACGGCTGGCTGGCCGAGGCCGGCGACGGCACCATGACGCTGACCGTCGGCGTTTATCGGGAGCCAGGCGATCCGCCACTGACGCAAAATCACATCTTCGGTTTCAGCCTGGCCTATGGCACCGCCGACGAACAGACCGTCAACCAGCTGGAAATCTCCTACACCGCGCCAGACCAGAAATACGTGCCGGTGCAGGCCGACCCGTGGCGCGACGAGGAAAGCATTTCCGAGGCCGGCATCGTGCGCTCGCAGCAACTGGAATTGCGGTGGGTGCAAAGCCTCGGGCAATCTCGGCGGCTCGCCGACCGCGCGATGATGCGGCTCAACGCGCTGATGACCGGCACGTTCACGACCAGCCTGGCCGGTATGCGCTACCTCGGCAAGCGGTGGGTGCCGTTGCACTATCCGTTCGTCTCTGGCTTGCAGGATTGCGTCGTCGAGATACAGGACGCCGAAGTCGATTTGCTTAATGATCGCATCACATGGTCGTTCATCCGTATTGAGCCGGATTTCATCGAAGCCTATGAGCCTGATGTCGACGAAGGTCTGCCGCCGGTGATCCCTGACCCTGCTCCCGAATTCATGCTGATGCGCGAGGACGGCAGCCGTTACGGGCGCGAGGACGGCACGCAATATGTGAGGGAATTGTTCTAGATGA